CGGTGAGTATATAAGCAACGGTTGCGGATGCGACACGCAGGTAGACCCCGATACGGTCGAACAATACACTGGATAGAAGGACAAGAACAGAAAGGAGGCTAATATGCAGGAAACAACGATAACATTTAAGGTTCGGGTGTCCGACGATGAGAGCCGTGTCATAATTGCAAACCCGACAACGACAGACTCTATAAGTCTTAGCGTTTTCATGGGTATCATCAGAAGTCTTGCGGACTTTCAGGAAGAGTGGAACAAGGAACATAAACAAAAAGGAATATGCCAAAATACAAATGGATAGTAGTAGCTTTACTTTTGGTTGCGCTTACTATAATAGTAATTCTTTTAAACACCGCTTATGGTGTTATATTAGCTTTAAGCGAATTAATAGCGTTCGGATTATTATATAAAATTGATACAACAATGAAACAGGCAGATTATATCAGACTGACGGCACATATTGCCGTACTGAAAGAAATTGCCGTTGATTACAGCGGCAAGACGATAGACAACATCATACAGCAGCTCGAAGCAATTAAGAAGGATGTGACGGATGAAGATTAGAAAAACAAAGAAGCGTTACAAAACCATGTTTCTGACGCATCCTTTCTGCACTAAAGTAAAGTTTAAAAAGATAAGTACATCAATCGAAACAGAACCGCGTCAATACCCCAAAATGTGTGGCGTGTTTGTTGCATACGAGGTGCGCAGGTGGTATCGTAAAAAGGAATTGAAAACTCGATACGTGCACATAAGAATTGGCGCAGCAAAAAAGTAAAACATCACATAAAATCAAATAACAATGAAAATACTCAAAGAAATCAAAGTTCCTACAGGCGAAATCTACACCGCAAAAGGAGATAAAGGCGTGTTGGAGTTTCTGACAGTAGCCGACTATGGCAAAGACGCAAATATCAAAGCCGACTTCCTCGGCATAACAAGAGAGCTGAATGGAGTGCCGAACGGAACGCCGATGCCACTAACCAAAAAATGGGTAATAACAATCTCTACCCAGTACGGCTGCTCAATGAACTGCAAGTTCTGCGATGTGCCGAAAGTCGGACCGGGACGCAACGTAACACTGAACGACCTGCGCCACGAGATAACAACGGCATTAGGTATGCACCTGGAGGTTAATCACACCAAACGCCTTAATGTACACTATGCACGCATGGGCGAGCCGACATGGAACGAGGCTGTAATCGAGCACGCGCGCTTCTTCTTGCGCGTAGATATTGTTCCCTACATCGGAAATTCACTTGTACATCCTGTAGTAAGCACAATGCTCCCGAAGCATAATTGTAACTTGTATGATTTTATCCACAAATGGGTTAGAGTTAAGAATACCGACTACAACGGAAACGCAGGCTTGCAGTTCTCTATAAACTCTACCGACGACGCGCAGCGAGAATACCTGTTCTCGGGAAACGCCTTGCCATTGAGAGATATTGCAGAACTTGCCGACACACTTGAAACTCCGCGCGGTCGCAAGTACACCCTTAACTTCGCGCTTGCCGACGACTCCATTATTGACGGCAAGGTACTTGCTTCGATGTTTGACCCACGCAAGTTCATGTGTAAGATTACACCACTTCACAGAACAAACAGCTGCGAAGCCAACCACATTCAGACAAGCGGAGGTTACGACTCGTTTGTGCCGTACAAGAAAGTGGAAGAGGATTTGAAGGCAAACGGATTCGATGTAATCGTGTTCGTTCCGTCGTATGACGAGGACAACGGATTGATTACTTGTGGCAATGCAATCCTGTCGGGCAAGAAGCCGACATCAAGCTACAAAGAAGTGGTATTTTAATCTGATAAACAAAATGAGCAAAAAGAAAATATACATATCATCACCGATTACCGGCTATAACCTCAACGAGCGACACAAGTTCTTCGCACGGATCGAGAAGGAACTGACAATTCTCGGCTACAAGGCAGTCAACCCTATGGCTAAACCTATACCCGATTCTGCGCCGTACACGGAGCACATGAAAGAGGATTTACGCCTGCTCCTCGGCTGCGACGGCATTGTTGTACCGAACCGATGGCGTTGTTCAAAAGGCTGTGAAACGGAACGTCGTGTGGCGGACGCTTGCGGAATACCCGTTGTCGGCGTGATAGACGAAGATTTGCAAATCTTAAACGCAATATAAGCATGAGTGCAAGTCAGTTAATAAGCCGAACCCCCAAAAGGGCGTATATTATCGCGCCAAGTGTAAAGCAGAAAGAGGAAATACTAAAGAGCATTGACCGCTATTGTTCGCTGTATTACATCACAATGGGTTCTGCATACAACATTGCCCAAACAGCGATGATAGACGCTTACAACGCGATTAAAGAGGACAAAAAACTATACCGTCAGCAGACAAAGCAAAGCATCAACAAGGCTCTTGCTGCATACAACACATGGGATGCGAAGATGCGCTTTGTCCTCGCCGACCGCTATCAGCTTTGGCTTGACCTATCCGATGCGTCGGAAGCGGAACTGAAACCGCTCGTCACAACGCTCTATTACTGCATCGACAACTACTTCCTAAAGAACAAGGTGCCGAAAAGCAAGATAATCGCCCGTATGGAGGCAGCAATGGTGCTGATAGATATTGCGGTAAACCTATTTAAGAACTTGTTTGATAACATCCAAAAGAAAATCGGCAAGGACTTGCGACCGATGTTCAGTGATGGCAACGCACTGGAGTTGCGACAAAATTGGAACAATGCCATGCAATCCGTCATAAACTCGGTACCAGGAATGCCCGACATTGACATCAACGATGATGCGGACAGTGTTCAGGCGGCGAAGAATATCGTAACGAAAATCTCGAACGAGGGTGTTTACAACCGCGCAGGAGAGTATGCGTTACAGGTGAACCCAGAATATAAACCAGAAGATTACGGAATATAATAATATCAACGGCGCACGGACTACAATAAAGCCGGCGCAAAAATAAAGTATAAAGATAGAAATGAGTAGAGGAAAACATTTTTCACAGGAAGAGATAGAATTCCTAAAGGTTAATGCTCTTGTTATGACTACAAAGGAGCTTGCCGACAAACTCGGAAGAAATTATTGGGCAGTACATAGAAAACTGCAAGCAATGGGAGTAATAAAGAATCATGTATTTACTGCCGACGAGGACTTTATCATAAAAAGAATGTATGGTAAATACACTGCAAAGGTAATAGCTACCAAAATAGGAGTTGACGAGAATGCGATATACAATCGTTGTAAAAAACTAAAGTTAAGCCAGAAATGATAAAGAGTTTTACAATAGACCACACAAGGCTAAAACCTGGAATATATGTTTCAAGGGAGGATAGTATAGGGAAAGAGCGAGCAACAACTTATGACTTGAGAGTCTGTTTGCCGAATAAAGAGCAATTGACACCAGAGATTGCGCATACGATAGAGCATCTTATGGCAGATTATTTACGCAACGAATGGGTCTACAAACAAAAAGTTATTTATTTTGGGCCTATGGGATGTCTAACCGGTTTCTATCTAATTCTTAAAGGTAAACCGGACATTGTAAGGGTCGCTTGCGCACTAGTAGAAGCATTGAGATATTGCTCTAACAGTTCGTCTATACCAGGTGCTACAGAAAAGGAATGCGGTAACTATAAGTTGAATGACTTACAAGGAGCTATCAAAACTTTGAAGGGTTTTAAGGAAGATATAGAGAATAAAATCTCAGAAGCATCAAATGTATTTTCATACCCACGTTAGATTTATATGTAAACATAAAGATTTGACTATCAGATACTTATTTTAAAAATAAGCTTTGATAGTCAAATCTTTATTATTATATTTGCACCATAATAACTGCTGTGATAAATCGTACTGGGATATTTAATGATTAATCACTAAATATCAATAAAATGAAGAAAAAGACAAAGCAGGTATTAAGTATTTTGAAACCTAAATGTAAGGCGTTAGGGTTCAATTTGGAAGAGTTAGAGGGTATTGCCGCAGACATTGCCGATAACCTTGAACTTGATGAAGAAGCCTCAGAAGAGGAGATAAACGAGAAGATTTCGTCAGAAGTCGAAGCGGTTATCCCTTATCTTAAGATCGCTCAAAAGGCGTCAAATCGTGTTATTCAGAATTCAAAGAATAACAAAAACCCAGAAAGCGATGACAACGACACGAATGCCGGCCAAGATGGCGTCAACCAGGAGAAAGAAGAAGAAAAAGTTCCGGTTTGGGCACAAGCAATTATCACCCAGCAAAAAGCGATACAAACAGAACTAACTGGTTTAAAGTCCGAGCGAGAAACAGACGGAAGACGCTCAAAGTTAAAAGCATTGTTGAAAGACACCGGCACTTTCGGCAAGAGTACCCTCAAAAACTTTGACAAGATAAAGTTCGAGAACGAGGCAGATTTCGAAGAGTTCTATGATGGTGTAGTAGAGGATTTAGCAACATTAAACCAGGAAAGAGCCAACGCGGGTCTCGCCAAACTTGGAGCAACCGCAGCTACAAGTGGGAACAAAAAAGAAAAAGAGGGCGATAAGCCAGAAGTCATCAGCGAAAAAGAGATTGAAGAGTTGGCAGGAACAATGTAAAACAAAAAAAGTAAAATTATGTATGGATTAGAAGCAGCAGAAGTTTTTGACTCTGGTAAAGAGTCTGTTGTCATCCGTAAATATCTAAATGGTATTACAGGTGGCGTTGTGCTTGACATGACCGGGTTCGACGAGCCATTTATAAAATGTGGCCACGTAATCATTCGCAGCACAAAGGATGGAGAATACAAACCTATGCCGGTTTCTGGAAAGGAGTATTCTTCATTACCAGCGAATTGCGAGTATGTCGGCGTTTGTATGACAACCGCTCCCAAAGACACACCTCACGTCGGCGTACTCACAGCCGGGGAGGTTAACGACAGAGCAGTACCCTACTCAGTAGAAACCATTAAAGCAGCGTTTAAAACAGCGGTTCCCACAATACAGTGGGGACATGACAAAATCAATTAATTATGAACAGTTCATTATTTCTAAAGTATGTATTGAGTTTCTTCCCCGTTCTGAAGACACTCATTGAGAAGATAAATGGCAAAAGAGGAAACGAGCTTACATATCTCCACAAAGACACATCAATTCTTCGCCGCGTCTACTCGACTGACAACAAGTGGGAGGCCGATACAGTAGACACAAGCTATGTAGCCGCTGACTATGTAGCCATCGACTCACCGGTTCCATTGAAATCTCGTGACCGCATTTCCGTAGCCAACGGAAAGCTGCCGAAGATGGGTATGAAGAAGAATCTTAAGGAGTCCGAAATCCTCGCTCTTCGCATAATGGAAGCGCAGGGCGGTCAGACAGCAGAGATACGAAGGAAACTGGCACAGGATCCAGTTGCATGCTCCGTAGGTATCGATGAGCGAAACGAATATGCCCTACTCTATGGACTTTCAAATGGTTATGTAGCGGTTCGCGATGATGACAATCCAAAGGAGTTGCTCCGTATTAACTATCAGTATCCCGAAGATAACAAGCTCGGAATCAACAACAAGAAAGACGGTCTCACCGTAGACGACTTAAAAAACGCTATTGAAAGAGCGACAAACGACGGTAACACAATTATCCAGTTCTGGATTGCAAAGACAACTTTTGATGCGTTAAAGAAGACCCAGGGTGCGAAAGAGCTCGTAGCGACTTATAACGGACAGTCATACGATTCGAACACAAAGTTGCCAACTCCAACGACAACCAAGTTCCAAGAAGCTTTTGAGGATGAGACAGGCGTAACATTCCGCATAATCAATCGCACTGTTCGCCTCGAAGAGGATGGAGGACGCCGCAGTGTTAAGCCTTGGAACAAGAATATGGTTATCGGAGTCTGCAATACCATGATTGGAGCACTTGTTTACGGACAGGTAGCGGAATCAACTAACCGCGTAAGTGGTGTGACCTACCAGCAGATTGATTACAAGCTCATATCGCAATACTCAACAACAGACCCACTAATGGAGACAACCGCTGTTCAGGCGTATTGCTTACCTGTAATTGAAGACGTTGACTCTATCTACCAGATAGACATCACAGTCGAAGACCATGTAATTGAAGTTGATGACGCAAAAGAGTCTGAAGACGCATCCGATGAAAAGGTAACCATTGCAGATAAGACCTACAAAAAGGCGGAAGCAATTGCCGGTCTTAATGCTCTTGGAGCAAGCTTACCAAGCAATGCTTCTGATGCGGATATCGTAGCTGCGTACAATGAGCTTCCTCCAGTAAAGAAAGGACAGTTTAAAACAAATGTGACACCAACAACTTAAAGTTATGAAGACAATCGGGCAAGCGTTAATCGATGAAATACACATACCAATTCCATTCGGGTATATAGAGAACGTGTGTATCAAGCGTAATTTGGACGTTTCTGATGATTTCGACTACGAGTCATCTAAGAGCGAAGCGTACAAAGGTGCGCTTGCCGATTGCCTAATGTCACTAGTTCAGGCAGTCAATTTCTCTGAGTCGGATAAGTCTATAGGTTCTCTTACCGAAGACCAGCGTCAAGCCATAACGCTAAAAGCAAATGGTCTATACAAAGAAATAGGGGAAAGCGAGATTCCAACAAGACCAGTACCCACAGTTTATATAAATTGTTGATGAGTTTACTAAATTTCAACGCCTCTAAGCTTTATCGCCAAACCAAGACAGAAGGTTATACCGATGTGAATGGCGACTATCACCCCGGAAAAATCAAGTGGGAATACTGCTGTTCATGCGATGTTGTGCCAGCAGGAGAAGCTAACAAGATAGCTATCCCAGACGGATCTATTGATTTTTACTCATATACAGTATACAATATACCGGTATGTGTAAAAAAGTTTAACTACGGAGATTTTGTGCGACTTTTAGTCTTGGGCGAGGAAGAAGTAATCCTAAAGGTTAAGGGATTTCATCGATACCAACTTCAATGCAAATTATGGGTATAAGGATAGTAACACCAGAAAACTCGGTAAAAGAGTTCCTGTTTCGGGCAGCATCGTATTTGCAATCTGCAATACTAAATGCATTATGCAAGCTTGGAGAAGAATGTGTCGTTAAAATCAGGAATCGTTCTTCAAGGGAGAGCTGGATAGACCATACAGGCAACCTGCGAAGTTCAATAGGCTACTCAGTATACGACCACGGTAAGAAATTTTTGTCATCAGCCTTTTCACAGGTGCTTTCAGGTGTAGCCGGAACAGCTAAAGGAAAGAAGCTGATTGAAGATTTAGCAAAAGAGTATTCCCGTGTTTATGCCCTAGTAGTCATAGCTGCCATGGAATACGCAGCAGAGGTCGAAGCGATAGATAGCAAGGATGTGCTATCATCAACAAAGACATGGGCTGTTGGTCAAGTAGAGTCACGCATAAAAACCGCAGTGGATTTTGCTATCTTGGAAATAAACAAATGGAAGATATGAGGTCAGACGGAACTATAAGGACAGACGTATATCACTATATCAAAGGCAGTGTATTAGACAATGCTACAAATGGCATGGTGACAAAGAAAAAGCGCCCTGCGAAGTCGCATAAGGAAGACATTGTTATCTCCATACTTTCAAATGAGGGAGTACAAAACCAAACCGCAATTGTCAATGTGAACATCTATGTTCAAGATTACGATGTGGAAGGCCAGTTTGAAGAGAATACGGCTCGTGTAGATGAATTATGCGAAATAGCTTGGAAACTACTTGAACATTTCAGAACAGACGAGTATGTTGCACATGCAATAAATCAACGTGTTTATCCAACAGATAGCGGAGAGCACATTATAAATAATCAAATAGAATACAAAACTTTAAACGATTAAATTATGTCAGTAACATCTTGGGGCAAATGCTCTATATTCATTCAGCCTGTCGGCTCAGCCAAAAATGAGTGGGACAAGCTTGATACACCGAAAGAGGATACAACACAGGTTACTCCTACTAAAGGTGACACAATGACGCAGACTGAAGAAGGTGGCGGCACAGTCGATAGAAAGACGAAGAAGTCAACCTATGAAGCTGCATATCAGTTATTCATTAAAAAGGGAGTCTCCCAGCCATTTAAGACCATAGACGGCGTTGTAGAAGGAAACTATCGTCTCGCTATTCAACCTGAAGATCCAGAATTGCCTGGTGTGTATATGGGCAATACAACCGTGGGTGCAGAGGAAGCCTTTACTACGGCAGATGGTGCATTGATCACATACACGCATTCTGCTCTCATCCCTGATGGTGATGTAGTAGCTAAAACAACAAACAAGAAAAACGAGGATGTGTATTGTGCTTACCGATGGCGTGTAATAAAAGCGACAAAGGGTACAGGTGGTAAATACGCATTGAAGTTTAGCACTCCACAAGCAGGCGAAACCCCACCTACAGAGATTGAGGAAACTTACACAAGCGTATAATGTGTCTCTCCCTTCGCCGATTGAGGGTAGTCAGTCGGCATAAGCCCAAGTAGCTCAGTTGGAAGAGCATGGTCTAAAGTTAGCCATTGTTTAAATCCGCAGACCATAAAGCGGTTGAGAGTCGCAGGTTCGAATCCTGTCTTGGGCACATGAAAGAATTAGGAACCATCATAGCAAACGTATTAACAGATACGCCTATCTATTTCACGATAGGCAATAAACGTTATTGTGCTTATCCGCCGACGTTAGGAAAGATGTATCTAATTTCCCAATTGTTAGAAACACTCGGAATAAATAAGGAAAACATAGCCACTAACCCAGTTTTAGAAATAATGCGAGTAGTAAAAGCAAAAAGAATGGAATGCTGTAAACTACTCGCATATCACATTACAAACAAAAGAGAAAAGCTATTAGACATAGAATGGATCGAGAGAGTAAGTAATTCTCTCTATAGAGCCGCAGACGACGAAGACCTTACAACACTTCTAGTTGTAATACTGAAAGAAAGCAGCCTAGAGAACATTGTTAGTATGACCGGAATAGACAAGGAAACAGAAAGAATGTCAAATGTAAGCGCAGCAAAAGACACGAAGAACCAATATGTATTCGGAGGCAATACGATATGGGGTTCCATGATAGATGTGGCTTGCGAACGATACGGATGGTCTTACGACTATGTAGTATGGGGAATATCATACAATAACCTAACGCTTATGCTTAAAGACAAGATAACATCAATCTATCTGTCTGATGAAGAAGCAAAGAAATGCAGGATACCACAACAAAGCGGAGATTACATCAACGGAAACGATAGGAAAGCTGTAATGATGGCGGCGATGGAAAGTGAACTCAACCCCGAATAACCGACCTCTCACGCACACGCGCACGAAATTAATTCCTATTTAGAATACATGTCTCAATAATCACCGTGTTACACCTAACCAAAGAAATTTAGAACACCATGCCAAGTTTAAAATTTGATGCTGTCATAGAAACAGGAAAAGTTGTCTCAGGTTTCCAGGATATTCAGAATGCTGTTCACAAGACAGCGGCGACAGTAGAGTCTGAGGGCAAGAGCATTGATGATATAATAAACAAAATACAGAACACAGTTAATATAGCTATTGGTGGATGGAGTATAGGAAAGTTTGTAAGTCAGATGATGCAGGTCAGAGGTCAATTCCAACAGACGGAAATGGCATTTAAAACCATGCTTCAAAGTGAGGAGAAAGCGAAAGACCTGATGCAGCAGCTGATAAATACCGCAGCCATAACGCCATTTGGTGTAGATGATGTTACAGAAGGAGCAAAACAGTTGCTAGCCTTTAATGTAGCTGCAAAAGATGTCAATGATACGCTTATAAGACTCGGTGATGTTGCAGCTGGCATGGGAGTAAGCTTATCTGAAATGGTAATGTTATATGGAACCACCATAGCAAAGGGCAAGATGGATACAATGGATTTGTACCAATTCCTCAATCGAGGTATTCCTATCGCTGATGAACTGGCTAAGGTTATGGGTCTTGATGTTAATAACGCAATTGCCGAAGTCAAAGAACAACTTACAGCCGGCAAGGTGACAAGTGATATATTCATTAAGGCTATGCAGAACATGACATCAGAAGGAAGTAAGTTTGGCGGCATGATGAAAGCACAGTCTAAAACTATCACTGGTCAGATAAGCAATATTGAAGACGCAATAGAACAGATGTTCAATGAGCTTGGCAGATCACAAGAAGGAATTATCAATACGGGACTTGATGCAGTGTCCACAATCGTAGAAAACTGGCGCAAGGTTGGCGAGGTAGTGATGGTAGCAGCAACGGCATACGGTACATACAAAGCTGTTCTCATGGCTGTCAGCGCTCTTCAAGTGCTAAACAACCGTATACTTCAGCAGGCTGTTGTTGAAAAAACGCTCGCAGCAGCCGCCGGCATAAATTTATCAAACGCAGAGGCAGTTGCGGCAGCACGAACAAAATTCCTGACATTAGCACAACAGGGACTTACAACAGCATTAAAGGAAACTGCAGCCGCAACGCTGTTGAACCCATACGTACTTATGGCTGCCGCTATTACAAGCCTTGTCTACACGATATACAAGTTTTCAACGGCAGCCTCAGCGGCAGAGATAGCGCAGAATGCTTGGAATAAAAGTATGGATGAATTTAACAGGAAGGCAGAAGACCGCAAACAGAAGATTAAAGAGTTAGTTCAAATTATTCAAGGCGCTGATTCCACCAGTCTGGAGAAACAACTTGCTTTTGACGAACTGGGTACTGTAGCCCCCGAACTTACTAAGGTTTATGACAGCGTTAAAAAACTCGAAGACACCGATTTGACTAATTTCAACAAGCAACTGAATGAAATGACCGGCAAAGACCGCGAGGTGGGGTTAAAGGCACAGATAAAACAACTAAAAGAATATGCAAAGGCCTTGCAAGATAATTCTGCGTCTGCTGCAGCAGGATCCGCAAGACGTGCTGCTGTGCAAGGCTTAAAGGATAACTATGGCATCGAAGCTCCCTGGTCATTTAATAAAGACGAAAAGTTAAACGACGCCATCTTCGAGTACATGGTAAAGCTACAAAGCGAACTTGACAAAATACAAAAAGCGAAGGATGAACTGGAAACGCCTACACAGATAGATGTCAAACTTGCCGAGGAGGACTATAAGCAAAGCAAGGATGAATTAGACTACCTGTCCAGGTTCGCCCTTGCAATGAAAGACGATATAGAGAAGAAGCCTACAAATATTCCTTTCGAAGGAAGAAATGCCGAGAAGGTTATAGTGGAGCTTGAAGACAAGGTCAACGACCTTAAGAAGGAGCAGGAAGAGCACCCCATCCAATTCACAGCAGATAAGAAAAAAGCGCTTGATAAATACCAAGAACTGCTTGGAGACATTAAGAGATGGAAAAATACAGCGTGGAAGCAGGGAGTGTTTACTATACCAGTTGAGATACAGTTCAAGATGAAACAATTGCAGGACGAGACAGACAAGGCAAAGGGCCATTTTAATTATGTCACTGGTAAATACGAAGAAGCAAACAAGGATGAGTCATATGCAGCCGCCAAGAAGCGAGCAAAGATTAACTATCAAGCGGCTGTAAAGGCAGAGAAAGAGGCAAGAAAGGGATCTAACAAAGATTGGGAGAATGCGAAGGAAGACCTCGATGCCAAGAAGAAAGAATACGAAAAGTATTGGGGAAGCATATCTGAGGCTTCGAGCAAGGCAAACAAATCGATGACCGATGCAAAGAAAAGGGCGGAGGAACAGAGAAAAGCGCAGGAAGAGTTGAGCAATGCTTTAAAGGAGCTTATCCAGAAGAATATGGACGATGAAATCTCCATTATGCGCGAAGGAACGGAAAAGAAACTAAAGGAGATTGACAATGACTATAAGAAGCGTATAGCAGAAATAAAAAAGCAAGAGACAGAGTTCAAGAAGAAAAACAAGGAAGCAGGTAAAGCCTCATCACTCACCAAAGGACAGTCAAAGGCAATTAGTGAGGCGAAATACCTTGCCAGTCTTAATAAAGAACAAAAGATTAGAGAAGTCAACAAGGAAGCATCAGATAAAGAGCAAAATGACCTCTATGAATATCTTAAGGAGTATGGTAGCGTTCAGCAGCAGAAACTCGCAATCACGCAAGAGTACGCGGATAAGATAGCCAAAGCCGAAAATGCTTATCAAAAGGCATCACTTGCAAACCAGCGCGACAACGAGCTGAAGAAAATAGATGCAAGCGATGTGTTTGAACAAATAGACTGGGAGAATGTCTTTGCTGACCTCTCATCTCACACAAAGGAGTATCTCGTTTCCTTGCGTGCACAGCTACAGTCATTATTAAAAAGTGGTAAGTTAACTGATGTCTCTGATATATCCAAGGTACAGGAGAAAATCAACGATATCAATGCCGAGATAAGCAAGCAGGGAGGAATATTCGACTTTATAGGTACGAAGCAGCAGGAAAACATACGTCGTATCAATGAAGCTAAAGAAGCGCAAGAAGCCCTCAATTCAGCAAAATTGCAAGAAGCAGACATTGAAAAACAATATGAGAAAGCTTTAAAGCAGGCAAACCACAAGGCAGCAGATCTTGGAGTGCGCGCTATCGGAGATGATACCACAGGCATACAAGCTAATATAGACAAGGCGGGCATAGACAAGTCTACCAAGGAGTACAAGGAAATGTCATCCATTCTGACAAACCTTGCTGTGCTTGAAGGGAAGCTGGCTAAAGCACGAGAAAAGACCGCTAAAGCCACTATAGAAGCGAAGGACAAAGAGGACGCATCAAAGAAATCAACCACGGCTCAAATAGCCGATTGGTTCTCTGATGCGCAGGAGTTTATATCCAAAAGTGGTATAGACCAGCTACCAGAACTTTTCTCCAGTCTTGGCATGGATGAAGCATCTGCTAAAATTGGTCAAGGTCTATCAGCTTTAAATGACTCCGCTGGTGCTGTTGCAGACTTTGAGAGCGGCAACTACATTGGAGCTTTAACAAAGGGGATTTCTGCCTTACAAGGGTTTTCAAATGTCTTAGGAATCGGCGCAGACAATACAGCAAAAATGCAGGATAAGATAGATGAGCTTAATCAAAAGAATGACGTACTTGCCTCATGTCTTGAAGAACTGAATGATACACTACAGGGTACAAATTCCATAACGGGAGCACAAGAGGTATATAAGGATGCCGTAGAGCTTATAAATGCACAAAAGAAAAACGCATCAGATGCCATGAAGGCAGAGGCGAACAAGCATGGCACTTGGCGTTCTTCCCTCCATTCTTCTGTTAACGACAATAAAACTTGGAAAAAAGACATGGAGAAAGTGTCAAAAATCCTTGGCAAGACTGTAAAAAGTAGCAAGGATTTCCTTTCTCTATCTCCAGAAGAGATGAAAAAAATCCGCGACACAGACAAAGATTTGTTTATGTCGATTCTCAATGAATATAGAAAAGAAGGCGGCAAGGGAGGTCGCTCTGACAAGTTGCCGAGTATGATACAAGACTATATCGACAAGTATGCTGATGCTATCAATGACATCAATGAGCAAATGAGCGAGAAATACACCCAGATGTCGTTTGATGACATGAAGAGCAGCTTCTTTGACGCATTGATGGATATGGATAAGGACGCAGAAGACTTTTCGGACGACTTCTCCAAATACCTCATGAAGTCTGTGCTTAATGCTAAAATTGGAGACCTCCTCGATAAGGATTTGAAGGAATTCTATTATGAATGGTCTAAACTTGCTGAGGATGGTCTTTCAGAAACAGAGATTGACTACCTAAACAACAAGTGGGACACAATAGTCAACAAAGGTTTGAAATTCAGAGACGAAGCCTCAAAAGTAACAGGTTATACGGGTTCTTCATCGCAGACTGCCACAAGCGGAGGTTGGCAATCCATGGGGCAAGAAACTGCAGATGAACTTAATGGTCGATTTACTGCCTTACAGATAGCAGGAGAAAGCATATCGGCAAGTATGATCACCGCTGTTGTGCATATGGAGACGATAATATCAACTGGAATCTCAACCAATGGCGCTGTGACAGAGATACGAAACATGATGATAATGACAAACAGCTATCTAGAGGATATGGTAAAGTATGCCAAACTCACGTATAGCGAATTTGGTTCAAAGATTGATGACATAAACAAGAGACTAAAGGAAATATGACGATTAAAGAACAACTATACATAAATGGGAAAAACGCTTACGCTGAATACGGCATCTTTATGGATGACACAGCAATTAGCGCATTAATGACACCAGCTCCGAGCAAGGAGTTTATCAGTAATAAATATCGCTATAAGAATGGTAAACATGTAATCAAGCACAATCCATGCCTTGATGAGCGCGATGTTACGATAGGCTTCAATATTCATGCGAAAGACGAAAAGACATTCATGTCGAATTATTACAAGTTCTGCGAAGAAGTCTTGTCCACCGGCGAATTGATTATTCACACGTCATTCCTGCCGAATGTATGGTATAGATGTACTTACTTATCTTGTACACAATTTAGTCAGTTCAATCGCCAGATGGCAAAGTTTAGTCTAAAACTAAACGAGCCCGATCCAAGCGACAGAGGTGAAAATAGCAAATATAGCGTATGATACAGGTTTATAGAAACGGCCAAAATTTCTTCACAATAGAAGATTTGTGTGAAGGTTCCGTGATGTCAAGACAGCTCATGGAGAACCACTACATAAAGTTAAAGTTCTCTACGGAAAATCCAGTCTACTTTGAGATTGGAGATTCTGTAGAGATTCCAGACTTTGGTTTGTTTGTTCTAACATCAGCTTACTTTCCGAAATACAATAGCACGACAGACGGCTATGACTACGAGATGCAGATGGATGCTTACTACATGGCATGGAAGAACAAAATTTGCAAGTACCGTCCTCAGCATGGAGCCAATGAAACTTCATTCAAGCTTACAACACATGTCTCGGCGCACCTCAACGTTGTTTTAAACAACTTAAAGGCTCTTGGCTATAAATATAATGGAAAAGATATCGTCGTTGATTACACGACATACAATAAGTCTGTGTTCGATGTTGAAAAGCGCTTCTTGGTAGAGTACAACTCAATCAGCATAATAGAAGCCCTCAATACTATTGCAGAATCCCTTGAATGCGAGTGGTGGATAGACGGTAGTGTGATTTACCTTGGCTATTGCGAAATGACTGGGCAGACTGTCTTTGAGCAGGGGGTGAATATGCTGTCAATGTCACAATCAGACTCAAAATCAGATTACATAACCCGTTTGTACGCTTTTGGCTCTGACAAGAACATACCTAGCGGTTACTTCACTGGTGCAGAAAAAGATGTTACCACAGATGGGGTGGCGACAGATTATCTGATGTTGCCTAACAAAAAAGAAGATTCTGAGGGGTTCTATTCAAAAGACGGATACATTGAAAATACTAATGTTGTAAAAAATGATGGGCAGGCAATTGAGGGTGTTGTAGTGTTTGATGATGAATACCCAAAGGTAAGTTGTACCATCAGCAATATAAAGACATATGATAAAACTGCAAAGAATAACGATGGAACGACAACAACAGAAACTTTTTGGCAAGTAACTTCTACCGATTCATTTGCGACATCATTTAAACAGAGTTGGATTAAGCACAATCTTACTCTTATGATAAAGTTTGAGAGTGGTGCGTTGATTGGAATGGAGTTTGAGATTAGCTTTAAGATACTCGATGGTGTTAACTACTTTGAGATTGTTGCCAATGACAACTATGGGCGAAAACTTCCAGACACTACATTATGCCCTAAAGTTAATGATAAGTTTTTTCTGTATAATTGGGACGCGACCAAGATAACAGAAACAAACCTTATACAAGATGCGAGAGAAGCCTTGTTTGAAAGAGCAAAGACTTACTATAAGAAGTCTATGATAGACAATTCCAATTTTACGTGTGTAATGGATGGGGAAAAGTTCTATAACAATGGAACATACGACTATCAACCCCTCGGTGAACAGGTGAAGCTGATAAATCCCATGTTTGCCGATACTGACGCAAATGGTAAACATTATCGCAATTCTCGCATTATAGGAATGGAGATAAAGCTTGATATACCATACGATAGTCCGACTTATATCATAGGAGAAAAAGCCTCGTACAGTAGGCTTGGACAACTTGAAGACAAGGTTGAGTCAATAACTGTCAGCGGAAAGCAAGTAGCGGATGCAAACGGAGGTAGTGGTGTGTATGTTATAGGGGAAAATGATGTTACACCAGAAACTGATAGCAATGTTTATTCTGCACGTAGAACACGAAACAATTTTCTCTCTAAGACCGAAGACGATATTGCACAAGGAATCATTCGTTTTGTCAAAGGTCTGAAATTCGGAGCGAAAGCTGTAGACAACCCTCTCGGCATCTCCTCTGACGGCATCGCAAATCTCAAAGAGGTTGTGTCAGCTGCGTTCCGTTCGGGTGCGCTCGGTTCTGGCTTCAAACTTGGCGATTACAACGGAAGTGGTGACAGCTACTTGGAGGTAGACCGCCTACTTGTGCGCAAGGCGGCGGAGTTCGTAAGGCTCGTAATCCGAGAGCTTCAAAGCGTAGGTGGTGAGATTGTTCTGTCGCCTGCTGCCATGAAGATTAGCAATGTGGTCTATTTCGAGAAAGGTGTGTATCTTCCCGAATATGAAGCTCTTCCTCTGCGCTACAATGTTTACCGCTGCTACTTCTCGCAGAAGAAAGGCGACGAAGAGATAGAAAACCAGTTCGTCGAGGACGACCTTGTGCGCTGTCAGACGTTCAACGTCAAGGAGGGCGTGAGTGAGAACGTGAAGAACAGATACTACTGGCGTAAGGTGTACAAGGTAGGTAAAGATTTCATTGATGTGCTTGCTGATTTCTGCGATACTGGCAGCGATATTCCGCAGGCAGGTGACGAGCTTGTACAGATGGGCAATACGACGGACACGGCACGCCAGTCGGTCGTTGTTTTGTCGGCATACGGAGCGGATGCGCCATCGTTAAAGATGTACGAAGGCGTAGATAGCTACTCGTTAGAAAACAAGGAGGTCTTTGTCCTATCGCGTTCCGAGATGTTCGCCATAGCCGATAAGTTTAGGTTCGTTACGCGCAAGGCTAATGGCGAGATAGAAAGCACGCAGTCGTTTGCGGAGCTTGTGATGTCCGTGGATGGACTCAGTGCAACGGTCGACAGAAACAAAAAAGAGCTTGACGGACAGATAACGCAGATGAGATCAGATATAAAGCAGATGCCAGATCAAATACTCTTAACGGTGGGGAAGTATTATCCGACAAAGACGGATGTAACCAAGCAGATAGAGTCGGTCAGTTCGGAGATAACACAGACGGCAACCAATATCGCGATGAAGGTAGGCTACACTCTTGCCGAGCGACGTAACCTGCTCGTCGGCTCGTTGTTCCGCAAGCAAGGCGAGGGTTTCTTTCTTCTACGCTCTAAGATATATCGCACGTCGGCGCATGAGGGTGCTAATGTGATATTCGCGCCCGATGCCAAGGCAGGCGGTGCGCAATGGGGTGGAGCTGCAAACTCTCGCAACATACATGTCGCCAAGGGCAAAACGTACACACTGGCGTTTTGGGCTCGCACGAAGTCAGCCAAAGTAGAAATTGTGGGCGAGGCGATATGGCACAGCTCGGCAACCGACACGTCGCGACCAAGTGGATATACCGGTCCTAACGGCAGTGCGAATTTAGGCGGAGTAACGATAACGCCAAGCAACGGCTGGTATCTGTATCAGAAGACGTTTACCGTTGCAGCGAACGCTCCTTATGAGTGGATTTCCGTGGCGTGTCTAAAGGCTAACGCATCTACTGCAAGTCAGCAGGCGTATATCGCACACCCTATACTCATTGAGGGCACGGCAAAGGATTTTGTATGTTGGAGTGCTTCGCCCAATGATTACAACTACATCGGCGGCAATCTCCTCGACAACACGCGCACGTTCACCAAAGCCGGCAATCTGATGCGTTTGGATGCCTCGATAGTCACTAACGAGTCGTACAATAATGGCTGCTCCGTTATTTATGCTGACGGAGCATCTAAGTACATCGAGATGGCGCAGTGGAGCGTGAACACCATCATCAAAAAAGATGAGGACTACATACTCTCCTTTATGGCAAAAGGTAGTGGCAACATCGACGCATACATGTGGAGTGGCTCCAATCTAAGCATATTCGCCGAAGACAGCGAGCACGATACAACGACACAGAACGCCGATGGAGGACGACGCTTACCTCTTACTGACGAGTGGAAGCGTTATTGGGTGCACTGGCGGTCAGAGGGCACCGGCATACCTAACTACGTCCTTATCCGTTGTCTGCAAGGCAGTAAGGCGTGGGTGACAATGCCGAAGTTGGAGGTCGGTGCAACGCCTACCGATTGGATAGAGGGCAAGAGTGGTTTTATCGAAGACAGTGGTATTGCCGCAAAGCTACTGCGCACTGGCTTAGACATCGAAAATGGCAAGATAACGGCAACGGCTGACAAGTTCGAGATTCGCAACAATAGCGGCGAGACAACCGCGAGCGTGAACGAGAAAGGTGTGCTGGAGGTTGGCGCAGGTCTGTTTGGGGGCTTTATTGCGAAGAAGTTGACGGTCATTACACCTGACAATATCGCGCGGTACACTATACCTTCCGCTCAACTTGGCTACATTGTATTCGATTTTGCCAGCGCAGGTTCTTTTGTTAGGTTTGAGGGCGATTTTAATACTGTGTTTAATAACAACGAACCTGTAATTGTTCTACCATACTACAACCGCAGTCAGGGAACGTCTTTACATAGCAAGGGCGCGTGGGAAGCCGCACCATATTTAGACCAAACTTTCATTGTAATAAACAATACAAAAACCACAATCAAATTTATTGGCGGTGGCACCATTAATAACCAGGGTGTAGACTCTCCGAGTAACGTTCTCGTCTCAGGCAATCTTAGCATCGGAAGAAGCGCAATATTGAAGTGCACCCTTCATACGAAAACTGATACCAGTGTATATTGGGGCAATAGTTTTACAATAGTATGGGATGGTTACATTTATGGATAATTAAAAGAACAAGATATGAAGAAAATAGTAAGAGGCAACGATTTTACGTTGCGCATACCAGTAAAGAAGATAGTCAATGGTGAACAGGTATCGTTCCCGTTGACTGATTGCACCGACATCGCGGTGCACATCGTTAGCAAGTACAAGCGTACCGCACTCCCCTACACTATCGACAAGGAGTCTAATGATGTGCTTTTGGCTGACGTTGACGGCACAACACTATCGTTAGGCACTTACGCCTTGGAGGTGACGGGCGTATCGGAGGGTTCCAACTGGCGAAGCTACGAGTATGAGCAGTTCGCCATCGTGGACAATAACGCAAGCAGCGATACAGTATTTGAGGACAACACAGCCAATGGCGACACCAACATCGAGGACGGCAACGGAGATAATGCCAACAAAGGCTGCATGGATGTGAAGATTGAGGGCTTTGCTGTAGATACTGCGCTTGTTGTCCTTCCTCCTATATCCGCGCGAGCAACCCCGAGTGTCAAAAAGAGCAAACCAAAGATAGAATATGTAGTTGGTAGGGCGATAAAATGCTCATTGCTGACCTTATCATCATCTGACAGGGTAAGGTATATTGTGCCCAGCAATGATAAAATGATTTCCTTATTGGTTGGCAATAAAAAACGAAGTCTTCTGGCAAAGAAAGGAGATAGTATTAAGGTAAAATTAATTACTGATGCAGGTTCTCCCATTGAGTCTTTTAGTGAACCTATTAGAACTCACCTCTATGATGTTTTATTTGGTAGAAATGGTGAGATAGAAATCACTAAAGCCACCAACGAGTTTACTTGTTATAGAGTGTCTCTATGTCTTTTTAGTCTGCAGCCTGGTGCCTGGTTTGTAAAAAACGTCACACTTATGGATGACGGTGTTTATGTGGTTACATTGGATTGGACTGGCATTCCAAGTTCTTTTGATACCGTAAGCCCTTACAGAAAATTCGAGAATGGCATGGTGGTAAATAAACGTCTGCCACAAGGTCTCGGTTTTAACGCGGCTTTTTAAATGAATTCTCCCACCAGCAAGCGATATACACTTACAAATACACGTGGTGCAACACCAAACTGTTAAAAGAAGGTGGGCGTAAAAGAGTAAAAAAAATGAGACGTAAATATATAAAGTCGGGCATCTGTCATATTTTGGTTAAACACCAAAATGAAAAGAAAAGTTGTTATATGCAAACATACGCCGTAAACATAAAGAGAAACAAAATAACGAGGCTCCACTAAACGTGCAAGTAACACATCAGTATTTAACCGAGCTATCTTACTGGTCGGTGGCTCCTCGTCACTCACAAAATTACTACATTTCTATAATACTTGTAAGGGTAGTTGGTAAGAAACAGAGATAAAAAGTGATTTTATAACTTTAATTAACAAAAAAAAAATCAAATAACATGGAAGTAAAAGTAAGACGAATAGCAAAAAAGGAGACGTACACAATAGGTAAGATGTACGTCGACGGCGAGTATGTCTGCGACACTCTTGAAGACAAGGACAGAGGACTGACATCTAATATGTCGGTTGCGCAGATATGCGGAGTGAAGATTAAGGGCGAAACCGCCATACCTACAGGCAGATACCTCGTAGATATGAAGACGGTATCGCCACGCTTCGGAGGTCGGGCGCAGTACCAGTTTTGCAAGGGCAGACTGCCAAGGTTGTGCAATACGCCTGGCTACCAAGGCGTGCTGATACACTGCGGCAACACCGCGAAGGACACGGAGGGCTGCATCCTCGTCGGCGAGAATAAGGAGAGGGGCAAGGTGCTGAACTCAAAGGCAACGTTCAATAGGCTTTATCTTAGACTGGCGATTGCTGACAAGAGAGGAGAACAGATTTGGATAACAATCGAGTAAACACAATGGAGATGGCAGGAAATATCACTACAAGTACAGGAAAGGCTTTCGTGGTCGGCACCATTGGCACGGAAGCACTTACCGCATTGTTCGATTTGCGCTGGATGCTCGTACTTATCGTCGTACTTATCGTCGCCGATTTTTGGTTCGGCGTTTCGGAGAGTCTAAAAAAGCATGAGCACTTCCGTTTTTCGCGAGCTGGGCGCAGAACGTGCAATAAGGCGGTAGACTACGTTACGTATCTCATACTCGGATCGGTGCTCGGTTTGGCTATCTTCGAACCACTCGGCTGGGCTAACCACGTCACAACAGCGGCTATCGGTTTGGGCTTCGGCTGCATCTGGGAGATTGACAGCATCGTAGGACACGTATGCGCATTGCACGGCATCAAGAATACATTCTCCATCAAGCGGTTTATTATCTCGCTCATTAAGAGCAAGAATAAGGACATCGGCGAAGCGGTGGAGGATGCAGTGGATAACAATAAAAATTAACGAATATGAATATAAGAGAAATTCTGATGCTACTGAACTGCATCATATTGGGAGCGACAACGCTCTTTATTTTCTACAAGGCAGACAAGCTCGGTGTAGTCGATGAAGGCTACGACGAGGATAAGCGAAACCGACAAGGTGCTATCGGATGGTTTATTGCGTCTATATTCGTAGGCGTTCTTGCACTGCCAGTAATGGTGCTGCGTGAGGTTTATCAATGGAAGCGTTATAAGCTACCGGGTATTGAGTGGGATGACATTTGTCGCTACGGCTTCACTATCATCGTCGGCTCTATGCTGCATCTGCTCCTGCTTGTGGTAACGAGCTGCACAACTCCGAAGCCTGTTGTGTTGGAGCGAGTGATTAACAAGACGGACACGCTGTACAAGACCAACTACATAGCCGATACGTTCCGCGTACATGACTCTATATATGTCGAGAGCTACATGATAGGAGATACGATATATAAGACAAAGAATGTGTACAAATGGCGTGATAGAGTGAGCGTGAAGACGGACACGATATACAAGTCTATCCTGCGAGCGGACTCTATTCCAGTGCCGGTGCCAGTTGAGCGTAAGGCGACATGGTGGGAGCGGACGCAGATGTTCGCAGGCAAGATAGCGGTCGGAGCGGTGGTACTATGTTTAATCTCGCTACTGCTTTGGCTGATACACAGAAAGAGATAATATGTAGATTGGTTAGTTATTAGTTTTTAGTTTAAGGTAAATTGTTTTTAGGAGCCTTGCCCGTCCGTGATGGATAGGCAAGGAGTTTAAGTGAACTACCCACAAGCTAAAGACTTGCGGTTTTTGCGGTGTTTAAATAAATATAAATATAAATAACAGCGCATACAACTTTGAAGATAAATGACTAACTTGCATTGCAAAAACTAATAAACGTTACGTTAAACCCCAAAAAATCACTATGAACGAAGATGATAAAAGGATGTTTCTTGCTCTTGTGAAGGGTAAGGACATATCGGAGATTATGTCTTTGCTGGCTGAGTCCGGCAATCAGTATTCACGCAGAATACTACGGTTCTTCCGTTGGTTCTGCAAGTGGGTTCCGTTTTTCATAATGCTAACGCACATGTACGGCGTGTTTGACTTTAGCCGCAATCCAAAGGAGATGTTTGCCGTACACAGTGCAAATTGGGCGTGCTACACATTTATATACATCATGGTCTATATACTGCCGATGGTTCTTATTCTTGCGTCGCGCTTCTTTTGGCTATGTTGGAAGTATCGCATACCGTTCTTCTACTACTTCGGTGTCAACTCCATACATCTTGTATATTGGAGTTGGTACACGACTAACGAGATGGTAATGGCGCACTTTGCAATCATGGCGTTCACGTTGTTGCTGTATGTCTACGGAGCTGTCGACTGGTTTTGCTGTAAATCAAAGCTCGGCAAAAGAATGTTCAGTTAAAAAGAAATGCCATGAGAAAGATTTTCGGCTATAAAATGCTTGGTACACTGTTGCAATCACTCGCCAATTCGTGCTTTCAGGCAGACGAGCAGCAGCGCAACGGCGAGAAAGTAACGGCTTGCGGTATGAGTGACGACGATATAGAAACACTTTGCCAGGACATACTCCCGAATATGCTCAACCCGATGATGAGCGCAGAGGAAGTAAAGGACAGACTTTGCGTTAGCGATGCAACACTCAATAGAATGGTTAAGCGAGGAGAAATACCGAACGGCGAGTGCAAGAAGCGCGGACACACACGATACTGGAAGAAGTGGGACATCCTTCACTTTTTAAAACACAAGAGAGGCAAGTAAAGAGGCTTCTCTTTTTTTGTTTCCATTTCTTTCCAATTCTTTAAACACTGGAAAGAATGGTTTGCTATGTGATAGTACCGACTATCACCTTATATACCTGATTATCAGCGTAATACAAAATCTTTGAGCGTGTTATGGCATTATCCGTCACAACTCGCTAACTTTGCGGTGTAACGTTACAATAGTGTTTAGTCAACTAAGGTAAAATTTTAAAAAAAGATTGTATTATGTCTGAGTCAAAAACTTATGTATTCGGCAATGAAGGTAGCGGACAGGGTGGCATGATGAGTTTGCTCGCTCCTCTGCTTCAACAGAGAGGTCTTGACCCTAATCTTCTCCTTGCCATGAACAAGAACGGCAATGGTTGGGGCGACGGCTTCATGTGGGTAATTTTCCTATTCTTCCTCATGGGTTGGGGCGGTAATGGTTGGGGTGGTTTCGGCAATGGTCGCGCAGGCGGTATTGCCAATGAAATCAACAACGACTACGGTCGCTCGCTCCTCATGGATGCCATCGGTGGAAACAGAAATGCTCTAAGCAACCTTGCTACACAGCTTAACTGTACCGAAGGTCAGATACAGGCAGCTATCTCGGCTCTTACCTCGCAGGTTCAGGGTGTGGGCAATCAGGTCGGCATGAGCGGTATGCAAGTTATCAACGCTCTCCAGCAAGGCAATATGCAGATTGCACAGCAGCTCGCTTCTTGTTGCTGCGAGAACAGACTTGCCACATGCCAGCAGACCAACACCTTGCAGAACGCCATCAACGGCGTTGCGACAAATCAGGAACGCGGTTTCTCAAGTCTTGCCTTTGAGACACAGAGACAGACCTGCGACTTGCATAACGCCATCAAGGACAGCACGCAGACTATCGTCAACGGTCAGAAGCAAGCCGAAATGCGTGAAATGCAGAACAAGATTGACGCTCTGCGCGAGGAGAACTCAACGTTCAAGTCGTCGGCTATGACAAGTCAGATTGTAGGTCAGGCGGTCGCTCCTATCAATGCGGTGTTGGCAGGTTTGCAGCAGGAGGTTGCAGGTATCAAGTGTAAGATGCCCGAGACGGCGACTGTACCTTACCAGCCGTTCGTTGCTGTCCCAAACTGCGTAGCAGCACAATACGGACTTTACGGAGTCAACGGAGCTAACGGCTTTTGGGGCTAACCATCTAACTGGAGGAACGACTATGATTTGGGGTTATCCTTTTTCATGGGTCAATAGAAGAGGGTCGGCGGCTATCGGTTCTACCGGTGTGTCGGTAGGCACAAGCGGTGTGGTATTCTCATTCAGGAACCATGCCTTCTTGAATGCCAATTACAGAGGTACGGTATTCGTAAATCTGCGACAGGCAATACCGACGGGCACAACGACCACGCTGCCGATACTCTTTGAGACCAACGGCGTAACGCAGGCTGTCACCAAGTTCGGAGGTGCGGCTCTTACGGTTGCCGACGTAGCCGGAACTGGCGTATATCAGCTCTGGTTCGAGAGAGATACTAACACCCTTCAGTTAATGACGGGTATCGTTTAATAACTAAATTGCGAATTGTATTATGTTCAGTGGACTAAGAACAAACAGCATATTCTATGTGCTTGAGAAAGGTGAGGAGCCGACATTGAAAATCGGACAGGTGGTAAGCGTAAGTAATCCGCAGCCGAAGTTTCCAACCTACCAACCAGGGCAGTTTTCAGCGCAACCTATGGAAACGGTTGTCGATGTGAAGGTAAAGCTGTCCGACGGCGAAGCGGAGTTCAAGCAGCTGCCCTCGAACGGACAGATTGCCAACTCGGGCGATGTCGTAGTCAGCGAGAGTCGCGAAGCGATGATTGCCGAAGTGGAAGCGATGTTACGACACTCGCAGGAGGTGCTTGCAAGCAAGGACTATCACGAGAAAGTGGTATGTAACTGCGAGAAGATAATGTGTGTTCTCAACCCTCAGATTGCCAAGGACAAGGAGCAGGAGCAGAAAATATCTCAGCTCGAAAGCAAGGTCTGCGGCATGGAGGGTACTCTATCAAACATTGAGAGTATGCTGCAAAAGGCACTGAAAAAGTCAAATAGCAATAACTAAAATGCAAGAGCTATGTATATGATAGAAATCACAGAGAACAAGATGGGTGAGCTTGTCGAGAACGTGGAGAAATGCTTGCGCTATGGCGGCAAGGCAATGGCGTGTCTTGACAGCTTGCAGCGTGGCGAAGGTCGATACGGTGAGCGTTCACCTATGCCCGACTACCGCGACGACTGGCGACGCGAGAGCGAACGCTATGAGCGCGATATGTACGATGATGATGACGATGGTCGTTACGGAGAACGACGTGGCGGTTATCGTGGTCGCAGACGCTACTAAGTAATTAACCCGACTGGTGGGGAGGTTCGCTTCCCTGCCAGTCCTTTAAAACCTAAATATTATGGGAAGATGTAAGATGCCTTTGGATGTGTACGACTTGAAGCCCGAAGGAATGATAGCATATCTAAGATACAACGGCTATCACTTCAACAAGAAGATGTGTGAATGGGCTGTCAAGCAAATGCGAATGATTAGTCCAACTACGGGCAAGGAGGAACGTTTGGAGATGCTGTCAAAAGAGAAGGTCGAGGAGATGTTGCAAACGAATGGCTTGCAGCTTGAAAACCTCGTCGGCTACGACCATGTATATGTGGCGAATATGTGCAGGGCAGACTTCTGGGGCAAGTCAATAAAGGACGAGCAACAAATGGCGCAGTATGTGAAAGATATGGTTGATGATACAGACCAGAAGGATGGTTTCATCTTCAACCGCTTCTATGCCGACTGCTGTCACAACGGTATGCCTATACCTTGGGAGGACTTGTTATGATTAGGCGTGACATAAGGCTCGACAAGTACGACTGGGATGTGCGTTGCTTCATTGGATATGACAGCGGCGACGCGGTGCATCTCTGTAACGAGCTTATGACTATTGGGTGTGGCAGCGAAGCGACAAGCAAAGCCTACCGTCACTTCATAGGCGGTGGCGAAAGCAGAGGACTTACCTACTCCAACGTTAAGGACAAGGTAAGTGTGGTTACTATCGGACACTCAGAAGAAGAAAGCGAGATGGTGAATACAATCGGTCACGAACTGCTGCACGTTACGGCGCACATCTGTGAGGCGTACGATATTGATATGAGCGGTGAGCAGGCTTGCTACATTATAGGAGAACTATGCGGAAAAGTATTTAATTCCGTCAAATAAATAAATAACAACCAAACCTATTGCATTATGAACGATTTAATTAACAAAATCTGCGCTTGTAAGGATTTGAAAAAAATAAGAAGCGCAATCGCTATTTTAGCTAACTGGCTCAACAGACGGTTGGAACCAAGTGAAAAGGAAACATTAAAGAAAGAACTGCACAAAGCTCTATTGGGCAAACATTTCGACAAGGAAACTGCGGATGATTGCATTAAGCGTATGTATTGTATCACAAAAAGCAACGCTGTTTTGCATGCGCCATTTGTGTCTGATAGAACGTGTGCCGAGCTTTACGAAAGGTACAAAGCTCAAATCAAAGACTACAACGTGTACGATTTCATGGTTGTGCTTAATAATGTCATTGCCAATCATTACAATCTGTTGCGCGGATGGTGGAAAAACGAGGAGTGGTCGGTGTTGTTGATAAAGTTTAGTGAGATAGCCGTAAATTGGCTGAATGACGACGACACGCCTTATCGTGGCGAAAAAGCATGGTGCGTACTGGGTGCATAACGGCAAAAGGTGGAGTTAGCAGCATAGTTAACCCCACCTTTTATTATAATAGGTCTAAAACAAGTCCTTTTGTAGCAACGTAGACAGGCTTTCCTGTTGCCATTTCTACCTTATTTTTAAACATGTTACTATTACCATTGTTGTCAGATATGTGTATAAGCACAATATTTTTTGTTTTGCTTAAATCGCAAGTGTTTAGGCAGTTGATACACCTCTCCAAGCTCATGTGCGTTGCTTTTGCGCGAACGCCTACCTTGTATGGGATAACACCATTTTCAACACTTTTATCAACAAGACCATCCGTATGATTGCACTCGATAAAAACGTGGTTGATAGGGAAATTAAATTTATATCTAATATGATGCGTATCCGTAATAAACAGCATTGTTCCCATTTCTTCGTGATAGATAATAAAACCACAAGGTTCTTGTGTGTCGTGTTCTGTGTCGAAAGCTTTTACCACAAAGTTGCCAACTTTAAACTCTTTAAATAATGGTATTGCGCAATAATGAAAGGTGCTTGCTTCTATACCACATTCTTCAAGAGTACCTTTGGTCGCATACACGTTAAAAGCTTTTGCGTACTGCTTTATAAAACCTGCGTGGTCGCCGTGGCTGTGCGTCACTAAACACCCATTCACTTTGCTTACATTGCCCTTTAAGGCACCAACAGCGTGCTTGTAGTTTACTCCACATTCTATAATAAGGGCTTCTGTTTCGTTTTGCAAAACGTACCCATTTCCCGAGCTTCCGCTGCCTAATGTTGTTATAGTCATTTTTATTTAATAAAAGGAGTGGGAGCTACCCCACCCCTTAAAGATTGAAGATTTGAAATATTACTGCTTAAACATATCAGGTATTTCTTGTTTGCCTAAGGGCTGCGTTTTGTTTGCAGTCTTCTTTTCTTTTGCTTCCTGCTTAGGTTCGGCAGTAGGAGCGGAAGTTGGTGCGTCGTCTACATTCATCTCAACTGTCTGTGTGTTAGCTTCCTGCTTTTCTTTTTCTTGTACATGCGAGAGCTGTTCTTCCGCAGATAGCTGCTCGGCATTTTCAGCAACAACCTCTGTGTACTCGGTGTCTTCTATTTCTTCGCGAGTGTGCAAGCCCATTATACAACCAGGGTCTACGGTACGAATCAGCCAACTCGCTGAACGATAACGGAGCATAAGCTGCGGTATGTTCTTCCACTTTGGATTGCGAGCATACCAACCCTCGTCTTTCGCCGTCTGTATCGTAACCTCAGGACCTTTAACCAAGGCACCTGTTGTTTTGTTGATAGCCGTAGCAAACATGCCGTAGCTGTCAGTGCCTTTTGTGCCTATTTCTTGATAGTCTATAGGCGTGTACTTGCCTGTTGCATTGAAGCAAGCAATAGCGAATTTTGCTTCAAAAGACGGCGTGCCACTTACGACAACAAGATTTTGAAAAACCATAAGTGGGTCGGCTTGCATACGAAACGCCATGTTGAGACCAATAAGGCAGTTGCCTACGTTTTTCTGATAAATTTGCGGCACAAGAGTTGATTGCGCGAATACCTGCGCCATGCGCTGACCGGTTTCAAAGTCCTCTTTTGAACTGAAAACCTGAATGGTGTACTGCTGCTGAGTAGCAGCTACTTCATTATTCTTTTCCATATTTCATTTTAATATTTAAAGCTATAATAATTCTACGTTAAAAGGTTCTCCGTATTTGCATTGCAAGTAAATGCTTTGCTGAGTCGATGTTAGAGCTTTCTCAACCGACTCTTTGCGGTCAACAAAAAGCGGCACGTAAATGTTCTTTGCTTTTGATATGCCATTTATGATGTCGATACCCATGTTGATAACAGTACCATCGTTGGTGTTATTGTAGTCAACACCGTTGCTGTCGATAGCTGTACAAACTTCCTTTTCATCATCGTTGGTGATGTTTTGCTCGTAAAACTTCCATCGTATCAAGGAGAAGAACGAGTTTACATTGTTTTCAACAATCGCAATCTTCGCTTTTTTGTATTCTTTGATTTGGCGAATAACTTCATTGCAATCAGCGACTATTTGCGCAAGTTCGCGAGAACGAGCATCGAGCTTTTCTTTTTCTTTTTCTATGCGTTCGTTCATATCACGACCCGAAATTCTTTTTATCAAATTGTCGCGCTTGCTGGTTAGCTCCTGCTTCTTTTGTTTGTTTTTTTCCACCGAAGCATCCACCTCTGTCGCAGGTTCTGTACTCTTGACCGCTTGCAAAGAAGCGTCCGCTTTTTGTTTTTCTTCGCTTTGTTTCCAAGTCTCGGCTTTTACCTTTGCAAGCTCGACGTTAAGGGCATTGTGCGTGTCGGTTTTTACTCTGACTTCTTCACTGTCCTTAGCGGCTGTTATCTGCTCAAAAGTGTTAATATTGCCCTTAATAATAGCAATTTGACTATTCTTTTCGGATGCTGCTTTTTGTATTCTTGCAAGCACCTCTGACTTGTGGGCATTAAACTCCGCTACAGCGTTCTCGTACTCTTTGTTTTTCATCTCCTCCGTATAAGGACGACCACAAACGGGACATACATCTGTTTGGGCAAAGTTAAATTCCTTCTCGTTAACATTGTTCCATTGTTGCATTAGTTCGTTAAACTCCCTTGTCAACTCAGCAAGCTTACATCTATTTCCTACATTGTTGCCAATGTTCTTTTTTTGAATGCGTATTGCTTCGTGCATCTCGTCAGCAGCCGTGTTGACCTTTTTAAAAGCGTCGTTGACGCAATCAAAATGTTTGTCTGCCCACTCTTTGCGTGTTTTTTCGTATAACCTTTCTTCTTCGGCGAGTCTTTTTTGGTATTCCGCTTGCTCGTCCGCGTTGACGATTACGCCTTGCAAAGATGCATCTATTGACGATATTTGTTTGTCAATATAGCTTTTTTCTTTTTCAAGTTGTGCAAAATCCTCGTCTGATTTCAGCATGTCTTGAGCTTGCACTTTAGCAGGAATGGCTTGAAGTTCATCGTTCGCTTTCTTGCGAGTAGCTTTCTGCTGTGTAAGCATTTCAGCAATATCTTTCTTCTCCGTCTTTACACCTTTATATACAGCAGGGTATTGCACCATCAAATCTTCTTCGTTTATCTCACCTGCTAAAGACATGAGTATCTTGCGGCGAACATCAACTTTGTAAGTCCAAAAGAGATTGATGTTTGAAAGCATGAACCAATCATCGAAATCGCACAGCGAGTTGAGCTTTTCTTTAAACGCTGAAACAGAATAGGGCACATCGTCAACGAAACGCGCCTGTGTTGTACCCAAGAATTTTTCCTCAGAAGTGTCTTTGCCTTTCCAACGCTCCGACAATCTGCGTTCTATCTTCACATCGCGCTCGTCGTTGTAATTTAGAATAACAACAACAGAAGTTTCAAGTTTGTGGATAACGTTGTTGTGATTGTCGAGTGTCTGAACGGTCGCGTCAGGTCTGCTTGTCGTTCCGAAAAGACACCACAAATAGGCATCATAAACCGTCGATTTGCCCGTTTCGTTGCCACCACTAATAATAGTGTTGTGGGCAAACGTAATCGTTTTGCTCCGCTCTTTTTTAAAGTTTTGGAGCGTCATTGTTTTTAATTCAATTTTCATTGTTGTTTATTTTACGTTAAACTGCTTTTTCTTCATGTCTTTAATAAAACCTTGCATAGGGTTTGGCTGGTCTGTAATGCCGCGTCTTTGACAATACCTTAACCAACCATTGACACCCAACAAGCCTTTGCTTGTAAGTTCTTTTTCTACCTTTCTTCTTGCTTCTTCTATTTCCTCCTGTATCTCCGCTCTTTTGTTTATTAAAGCATTTTCGCACAGACGAATCGCTTGTAATATTACCTGTGGGTTTATTGTCTTGCCTACATATAATGTACCATAAGCGCCGCCGATAAACTGCTCAAAGAAATAGGTAAGTTCCGTAGGTGTTAAATAATAGTATTTGCTTCGGATATGATGCGCTATTATAACAACTTGAGAATTAAGAACCGCACCAAAAGCTCCACAAAAATTAAGAACTTCTATTAATTGAGCCTTAATCCATTTAAAAGTAATGCCGTTTTCGATTTGAGCATCTATCGCGCTTATCGCCAAATCATTCGTTCTAACAGCCTCCGTTGCTGACGATATAGCCTCTTTCCTTTTGCTTATCAGAGGATAGCGCGAAAACATCCATTCTGCCGCATTAATCTGCGTTAAGGATTGCTGCTGCTTTTGTTGCAAATTCAACTGCCGTTCTTTGTTCTGTATTTCCATAAGGGTCTATTATTTCGTCTTGCCAACAACGTCCGTTTAGATACGTAAACGGGTCTTTTTGAAACTGTTTATCTGTAATGGAACGCACATACGCAGGTGTTGCCGCCATGCAAGCTTGGCGCTCTTTTTTTGTCATTCGCATCCAACGCTTTTGACACTTGTCTTTACCTCTTTTTTTGTTGTAAAGATTCCACCATTGCTCAAAGTCGTTGCAAACCTCGTCTATGGTCTGCGGTGGTGTAATTTCGTACCCGTTAGCAAGCAACAGGTCGATTGCTTTTTGTATCTCCTCTTTCATAAACTCCGTGTTTTTAAATATACTCTCCTCCCCAAAAACGGGTAATCTCCGAACCAAGTATGACGCGCTGACCGTTTCTCCTTATCACACATGGTATAATATTGTTGTCCACGTAGCGATAAATGGTTGCAACACTGACTTCTAACTTCTTGGCTGCTTCCTTTAGAGAATATCTCCCTTTAGGAATGACATCTGGAATGCTATTTATCATCTTCTCTTTTTTTGTTACGCCGCAGTATGTTGTACACCGAGGCTTCGGTTAGATAATTGAAATCGTGCATGGTCCGGCGGATGGCATCCATCTTTCCCATGCCTTGCCGCAAATAAAGCTCGACTGACATGCAAACAGCCTGCTCTTTCTTTTTTCTTGCTTCTGTTACCATTTTTTAACTATAATCTTATATATAAATTAATACATTATTAATACCTTTGCGCCGTACACCTTAACAGGGTATCTAACACACCACAAAATTAATAAAAAACTATTATAATTACTAATAATCTATTAGTTTTTATATAATTTTAAATATTCTTATGGGTTCAATAATAAATAGAGTCAAACAAGTTGCCACATATTATAATACATCTGTGGTGAAGTGGGAGGAAACATTAGGTCTTTCTCCTTCGCATTTTTATAACATCAAAGCCATATCGAGAAGAACAGCTCGTAATATTAATAAGGTATACCCAGAGTTGAATATAGAATGGCTTATTACGGGCAAAGGAGAAATGTTGAACTCCAATGTGGTTCTCAATAGAAATACCAGCTATACCGTTCCATTGTTGCCTATTGCAGCTCAAGGAGGTACGCCTGACAGTTTTGAATCGCAGGTTGAAACTTACGAATGCGAAATGATTGTCAGCCCTGTGCGCGATGTCACACTTGCTGTTACAGTTAATGGAGATAGCATGTCGCCTGAATATCCTAACGGAAGTAAAGTGTTCGTGCAGCGTGTCAATGAAAAATCTTTTATAGAATGGGGAGCAACGTATTTGCTTAATACCGTAAACGGAGCTGTTATAAAAAATGTAATACCCGTCAAAGACGACGATACGAAAATTATCTGCCGCTCTATAAATCCTAATTTTGCAGATTTTCCTGTAAACGTTTCGGATATATTAGAATGGTATCGTGTGCGCTGTTGTGTAACAATAAAGTAAAAAAATATACAAAACACGCAAAAAACGTGCAAACAGCACAATATCCAAACACTTAAAATGTTGACTATCAATTAAATATACAATCAAATGGACACATCTAACAGATACATGATGCGCGGCGTAAGCGCAGCTAAAGAAGACGTACACAACGCCATCAAGAACATCGACAAGGGTCTCTATCCGCAGGCATTCTGCAAAATTATCCCC